CATTAGTAAAGGTGAACCAGGCTTTGGTCGTAAAAAGTTTAAAGTGTATGTCAAAGATGGAGATAAAGTAAAAAAGGTTATGTTTGGTGACCCAAATATGGAAATCAGAAAAGATAACCCAGAAGCCAGAAAGTCTTTTCGTGCTAGACACAAATGTGATACAGCTACAGATAAAACATCAGCAAGATATTGGTCTTGCAAGATGTGGTAAAGGAGTATTATGGCAGGTAGAAAAGTAAGTTGGAAATGGGGTGGAAAAACATATTCAGGAACGCTTATTCCTAGTATGGAAACCAAAACCCATAGATTTGCTAGAACACAAAATGGCAAGATAAAGAAACTACCTAAAAAGAAAAAGTAATTGAAAGTACAATGCCCTATGTGTGGCATACCATTAGAGTACGATAGTAACAAGGGAATTACTACTTGTTTAAACAAACAATGTAAAAAGTATAAGAAATGACAAAAACCAAATTATGTTTTGCAAAGGGTTGTCATAATATATTACGCCCTCCTAAGAAAAAGTTTTGTTCCTCTACTTGTTCTAAGAATTATCACAATGCTGTTTATTACGCTAAACAAAAAGGTGCTGTCTATGAGATTGACCATGATGGTAAACCAGTAGCAGAACCTAATGTACAAAAGCGTAGAGGTAAAGTATACGAACAGTTAGTAGAAAAAGATTTAGGTCCATTAATCCTTAAAGGAGATATGACTAAAAAAGATGCAGCCGAACTATTAGGTTGTACAAAAGCTGCACTTAGTTACGCATACGCTGCTTGGGTAGAAGATATGGAAACTAAGTCAAAAGCAGAAAACTGGACACTACCTGCTAAAGCAGAAAAGTCCTTAGCTGACTTTAAGATATTTAGAGATAGATACTTTGAAACAGAACAAGGTAAACCTTACGAAACACCAGACTTTCACATAAGATGGATTAAGTCTATCTTAGAAGCTATCGAACATGGAAATCAGCAGATGATACTATCTCCACCTCGACATGGCAAGACAGACTTGTTAATTCATTTTGCAGTATGGTTAATAATCAAGAACCCTAATGTTAGAATATTGTGGGTAGGTGGTAATGAAGAGATTGCTAAAAACGCAGTATCTTCTGTAATTGACCAACTTGAAAACAATGAGAAACTAATTGAAGAACTCTGTCCTCCTGGAAAAACTTTTAAGCCAACATCACGAACTGGAAAAGCGTGGTCGCAGAATGGCTTTACTGTCGGCACTCGTACTGTTACTGGTATTAAGTCACCTACCATGGTTGGTATCGGTCGTGGAGGAAAAATCCTATCAAGAGATTGTGACATCATTATCGGAGATGACTTGGAGGACCACTCATCAACTATGCAACCTGCTTCACGAGAAAACACTAGAAACTGGTGGACTACAACATTGTCAAGTCGTAAAGAGGAACATACAGCAATAATCGTAATCGGTTCTCGACAACATTATGATGACCTGTATTCTCACTTATTAGAAAACGATAGTTGGAGTACCTTAGTAGAAGAAGCACACGATACTTCCTGTGTCTTACCAGAGTTTGCAGATGATGAACATGTAGATTGTATGTTGTGGTCTGGTAAACGAACTTACAAGTGGTTAATGGATAGAAAGAGAGCAGCAGAAACTACAGGTGGTAGAGCAATATACGAAATGGTTTATTTGAATGTAGCTATGCCAGATGGTATGGCACTCTTTGAAAGAGAAGAGATAGAACAATGTCGTGACCAAAGCAGACCTATTGGCGACATACCTTTGAATGTTAGATTGATTGCAGGACTTGACCCTGCCTCTACAGGATATCAAGCAGCAGTATTGTGGGGATATCAAGTAGAAACAGGTAAGTTATTTTTAATTGATATAGAAAATAATCTTGGTGGTGGTATTCCACAAGCATTAAATATTATTAAGAAGTGGTGGAAAGATTACAACTGTTCACACTGGGTTATTGAAGAGAATGGTTTCCAGAAAGCTATACGACAAGATGTATCAATAAAACAATTTGCTAGTCAGCATGGCGTATTCTTAGAAGGACACGAAACACGAAATCAAAAGTTTGACCCATTGTTTGGTGTTACAGCTATGCGACCAATGTTTGCAGACCAATTAATTAATTTACCTTATGGTGGATTTGAGGCGCAAGAGAAGATAAACTTATATACAAGTCAGTTAGTGTACTTTAGTTCTGCTAAAAATAGAAGCAAGAGTGTAGGTACAAAAACAGACATAGTTATGGCTAGTTGGTTTCCAATGAGAGCTATAAGAAGAATGCAGAAGGAACGCTTTGCAGACTTAGGATATGATTACAATCCTAGCTTTTCAGGGTATAATCCTAGTAGTATAGATTATGATAATTGGAGATAAATGCCTTTAAATAGCGAAAAACTTTACGACAGAATAGATTACCTTCGTGTAATAAATCAAGACCAAATGGTTGATAGAAGTCGTATTCGTGACATTATGAATGGTGGCGAAGCAGCAGTAAAAGCGTTGCTAGGTAATACAATTAATGTAGAGTATCACGAGTTACCTGCACCTAACTTATTTTTAACTGCACTAGAAAGATTTGCACAAAAACTAGGTAGAAGTCCTGATATCAAAGTCGATATTATCAATGAGAAAGATAGCGAGAGAGCAAGAAAAAAATCAGAGAAACTTGAACGCATAGTTGTTAGTTATGACAAATATCAAAAACTAAATAAACAATTACCACAAGTAGGTAGATGGTTACCTGGTTATGGTTTTGTTGTATGGACAATATCTCATAGAAGAAATAAAGATGGATTTGCATATCCTTATGCAGAACTACAAGACCCTTTTACTTGCTATCCAGGAACATTTGGTAATGACCAACAACCTAATGAGTTAGCAATTATTCGTAGAGTTCCACATAGAGTGTTAGCCGAACAATATCCAGAAGCTAAAGCGTATATCTATGCACAAGAAGAGAACAATGATGGATTTCAAAATCCATACTCTGCTTTGTTAGATAGTACAGATAGAGCAGGAAGTTGGGCTAATTCAACTGGACATGGAAAAGTTTTAGTTGAATACTATGACAAAGAAGGAACTTATGTATTCCTACCAGAAAATAAAAAGATAATAGATTTTATTCCTAATCCTCTAAAGTCAGGACCAAGTTTTGTTATTGCTAAACGATACAGCTTTGACCAAATGCAATCACAGTTTCAACACATTACAGGTCTTATGGCAAACATGGCAAAGATTAATATTCTTGGAACTATTGCTATGGAAGATGCAGTATTTACAGAAACAAATATCGTAGGTGAAATCGAGAGTGGTAAATATAGAAAAGGCAGATTTGCTGTCAACTATTTAACACCAGGTTCACAAGTGTCGAAGCCTGTCAATAATCTACCATACCAATTATTTCAACAAGTAGATAGACTAGAGCGACACTTGCGACTTGGTGCAGCATATCCTGTATCAGATGATGGACAATCACCTAACGCATTTGTTACTGGTAGAGGACTAGAAGAGTTAGGTCAATCTGCATCACTCCATGTAAGAGAATATCAAACTGTACTAGGAGATGCCTTAGAGGAATTAGATGCTAAGAGATTAGAGTATGATGAGATTGTATTTGGAGATAAAAGAAAACCATTAGCAGGATTTCATAAAGGTACATCTTACAAAGAAACTTATAGTCCAACATCAGACATATCAGAGGTTTACGAAACTCGAAGAGTGTATGGTGTTATGGCAGGATTTGATGAGCCACAGAAAATTATTACAGGTTTACAGTTGTATCAACAAGGTATTATTGACAAACAAACACTCCAAGAAAATATGGATGGTTTAGATAATATAACTAAGATACAAAACAGAGTAAATAAAGAAAGAGCAGAAACAGTTTTATTTGAAACTCTTATGGCACAAGCCTCACAGGGTGACCAAAAGGCACTTGTTGCAGCTATTGAAATTAGAAAAAATCCACAAAGAATGTCTGAAATACTAGACAAATACTATACTGCAGAGGGAGAAGAACCTAGCGAAGAAGAACTAGCTATGTTAATGGCTTCTCAACAACCACAAGGTGGAGTTCCTACTGGTCCACCACCTGGTTTAGCACAAGTGTTATCACAAGTGGCACAACAGGGAGGACAATAATGTCAAAAGAACCATCAGATAAAATGAGAGAAACTAATGTCAAATTTTATGACATTATCAATTCAGAAGATTGGGATTTAGAATTAAACAATATTGATGAAGTAGATGAGTTTACTCCACCAGTAATGCAATACTGGATGCCTACACCTCATCCTAAAGTATTTATTCGTGTCGATTTTACTATCGAAGATGCAGATGAAAACGAAGAGTTAAAAAAGTTTCTAGGTGGATTAGATGATTACTTTAATGATGGAGGGTTCTATGGTTAGAAAACCAAAGGCTTTGAAACAAGCTACAGATACAAAACCAGACCCTGCATTTCAGGATTTATATATACCTAGAAAAGAAGGCGACCCAACAGGACAATCTAAAATAATAAACGACCAAGAGGACCAGTTAGATTACTCTTTACCTACAGCACAATCTGCTGCTGTTGCACAAGAAGTTACACGAACAGCTAGTCCAATATCATTAGGACAACCTACTAGATTTGCTAGTGAGCCAAATACAGCAGGTATTAGTCAAGGTCCTGGAGAAGGAAGAATGGGTGGTTCTCCACAAGTAACAGATTTAGATGCGTATTTGTCTGGATTGTTAAGTAAATATAACGACCCAATAATTTTAGAATTAATAGAACAAAAGAACGCAGCACCTGTGGAGGAAAGAAACGCTAATCAAAGGCTACTCTAATGCGCAGATATGGTTTGCGTTTTTCGCTGTCAGACATTCAAAGGCAAAATGCTGAAGAAACTTATCAACGAGCATATTCCTATGACAAAGGTGTAAAAGAAACAAGTCCTGATTTATCACAAAATATTGCTAGTTTATCTAAGTCATATCCAACAATACCTAAAGAGATATTGCCTTATGTAGCATTAAGTGGTGTTACTGCAGAGGACCAACTAGCGTTAGACCTAGCTAACAGAGCAGCAGAGGTTGTAGCAAAAAGAAATACAGAAAATATTGTTACACAAGTAAATCCATTTAAGCGTGGTGTACAACTTAGCTTTTTAGGATTAGATGCTGCATTTCAAAATATATCAAGAGGTTTTAAGTCTGCTGTTGTTGCTGCACAACAAACAGGTAAGTCAGTACCAGGCGTTGTAGCTGCTGCTACTTTAGGTGGACTTGGCGAAACATTTATGCCACAAGCAGAAGGAGAAGAAGGCAGAACTACAGCTAATTTTCTTAATCGTGTTTATGGTGGTGGAGTAGGGGAGAAGTTTAAACAAGCAAGAGATGCTTATGGAAAGAATGAATTTAGATTAGCTTTAGCACAAAGTAGACAGGGTAAACCTCTTAACTTAGGTACAGGATTTATTCCTAAATCAATAGACCCTACACAGACACAAGTGTATTTAGATGAAATAAGAAGAGGTAAGACAGAAAGTCAAGCTACACAAGCTGCTGTAAATAGATATGGTTTACCTATTACACAGTTGTATGACAAAAGAGAAGATAGATACAAGTACACATCACAAGAAGGTACAAAAGTAAATATATCACCAGGTCGTGTTATTGCTGTACAAATGGCAGAGCCAGGTTCACTTGGCTACAATGTCGTATCTGGAATACTTGATGGTGTTTTTAGACTTGCAGGTGACCCAACGAACTTAGCGTTGATGTATGGTGCAGGTGTAAAAACAGCTATGAGAACATTAGTATCTGCTAATCAAAAGGCTTTAAAGTCAGCTAGTCCAACAACTACATTCCTTAAAAGTTTTGTACCAGGAAAAACTGGTAGATACAATCGTACTTTATATTATGGAAGAACTGTAGATGATGTACGACAAACTAAATGGGGTCAAGACTTTGGTAATGCTATAGCTAAATTACAAGGTGATGAAGGTATGGCTTTTCTTAATGACATCAAAGAATTTGATGCAGTACCTGCTTCTGTAAAAGAAGTCTTGTTAGCAGTAGATGACCCAGTTCATGTATGGGATGTATTAGATATT